GTGTACTTTGTTGCTCCATTTCATCTAAGAATAGTGAAATAGTAACAGAGACCATAGCTTTGGTATTTCGCCTGGCCTACAACATAAATGTTGAAGTTGTACATTAATTTTACAATTGATACATAGGATAACCTATGTTAATGGCTCGGATCTACCGAATAGTATAAATACTACAATTCCGTATTTAAACGAAATCTCCACTGCCGCCTTTCGGAGCACATGTACTTTCTCAACAAGAACATTATAGTTCTCTGTCCTATCACAGGACACTGAATCATAGATCTTAAGATCGTATAATCAGTAGTAAGAACCCGATTTACACTAGAATTCGTAATAATCGTTAATGATTTATCATAACAATTACTAGTCTAGTACAGGGTCTTACAACACAAAGCAAACAAAAACTTCCATCCTTTGGAAATTCAAGTTTGTTGATGCTGGTATGTGTTTCTCAATCCGAAAGTAAGTATACCAAACTTACTCATGAGTCATAGTTTAAGCTAGAGCACGAAACTGGATACGGCATTTATCTGCTTTTCCAGTTAGTGTTCCTGCTGCACCTGTTAAAGTAAAATTTACTTTAACAGTGAAACTATTGGTACTTTGTACAATACCTGAATAGGAGACCGGTATGCAACCATTAGCCACATTAGTTCCAAGAAATTGTGAACCAATGGGAATAGTGGGTGCAACACCATCTACATGGACATCAGTAGCAATCGTAACGATTCTGCTGAACTGTCACAGCCAACGAAATTGACTAAAAGTTCATAGATACCACACGGAAGTGTGTATGTACCTGAAGAATTAGTAATTCCCATCCCATTTACGACGGATTCGTCGCAATTGAGAGGAGCTGCAACTGTAGTGGTGAACGTTTGAGTAGCACTAAGATTGAATAGAGCAATATTCGGAGGAACATAGATTGTAGGTTCCGTCTGTCTAGAGATTAATTCAATTTCATAGTATACCCAAAGCTGTCCAATTGCATTGGTATTTGCACATGATACGGTTGCTAGACTAAAAGTCGCAGCATCATATAATTGCAAATCACCAGCTACAGGACCACACCGGATCTTCTTTGCTTGAACACCATCAAACATGCGTTTTACATCAGCTCTACAAGAAACAGAGTCATAGACTCTGCCATTGTATTGCGTTTCGTAGGTCGAAAGACCAGCAAGTGTTTGTGGTGCAGCATCAGTTGGATCATAGTCAAGACAAATATAGACAGAACCTGAGGTTGTTGTCACTGCTTCCGCAGGAACATAAACAACTTCAAAGGTTTTGAACCTATATTTCTCCCAGCCTTTTGCTTGGGTTGAAAGCCAAGTATAAAGCGAGAGACCAGGATTGATATGGTATTGAGTAGCGTTAAATGTAACACTACCTTCTACTGTAGCAACCTGTTCTTGACCACAAATGATCGCCTTTCCCTTATCAGCTTTGATAGAGAAAGATTTATTTTGTACACGTACATTTCGTGCAGCAGGAGTTTGAGTTGTACTCAGGTTTAACCCCTTTCTGGAACCACTGTTCCGATTCTTCTTAGAAGAATTTGCTCGATTAGACATTTTGGAAATTATGTCTGTTTTATCAAGTTTAAATTTATTCTGTATGGGATCCAGCGAATAAAAACTGGACTGTCCATCATAGTAAAACCTAGAATCATTGAAATCAATCACTTGGACAAGTGATATCATTTTTCTCATCTAGGGTGCGCCGTGCAGTCTCTCGGCTTTTTGGTTAGCATGGAAGTATTAAGCTTTCATAAGAATCAGAATCCAGGGACACTAGGTGTCACTGGTGACTCCGTTTAATTATTGGTTATTGTCTACGTATAGACGCGCCAGTATAATTATTTGAGAGCACCATTTTGGGCAATTATTTACTATAACCCCATGACCTGTTTAACGTCAGTGTCATGACAGAAAGCCAATTTACTCAGGTTTGATAAATTCTTTAACAAAAGATCTATCAGATCGGAGCCAAATTGGCAACTTGATTTTCCCGATGGGCGGACAGGAAGGAAGTTTGGATGCATATAGACGAGCATCCCAATAAAGTTCTAATACCTCTGGAGACATTGGTTTTAAACGATATTGTGGTTTAAACTTTGAAATAAAAACATTATCACTTACAGGTTTTGATCCATGGTGAGCACGAGCAGCATAAGCTAATCGAGCCAACCAAGCATCATTTTCTGTTTGTGATTCTGAATCAGTTTCAACGTAATCACCAATAACTAACTTCCAGTTAGCGATTGCGCCAGCAAGTTTTGCAGTAGGAATATCCATTCCTTTAATTCTGTACAAAACCATTCTTGGATCGGCAATGAATCTAGCAGCGAGTTCTCTCTGTGATTTGGAAATTTTCCAATCAGCAGGAGCATACTTTCTGTCTAGTCCCATTCCTCCAAGGTGAGCTGGAACATACCAGTTAGGTTGATAACGACCAAACCAGTCTTTCTTCCATCTTGACATAATGCTAGGGATTGCACAGGCTGCCCAGGGGCAGTAGTGAATCATATCATTTGTCGAGGTGGCAATTTGGACTGGTGTTGCATCACCGCCACTTTTATCAAAGTTCCCATAAAGGAGCCTTTGGTTTAAGTAGCCGACTCTCTTCATAAAGTGAGAACCATTTGCACGGTTCTTTACTTCAAAAAGTTGAGAGTTTATCATTGCAGCACGGGTGGAAAGATAATTTTTACCTGTTGATAAGAGGAAACCAGCATCAGCTGCAGTTTCTTTAAAAACAGTATAAAAATCCTTTGTACATTTGAATAGCATATCATCGCCATTCACAATTACATTGTTCCACATAGTACGACCTAACCTTTTACGGTATGTGGCTTCTTTTTTAGAAGAAGCACGCT